ATGCCGATGAGGGGCAGCGCATCGCCGCCGCGCTCCACACATTGTTCGATGAATAAGCATGCGCTGCCCGACGGCTTCGATCAGTTGCTGCGCGATTTCGCCGACGATGTCATGCAAGTGGCGCACGGCGAGCTCGAACCTGAGGCAGCTTATTATACCCTGATCGGCACGGCGGCGCGGCTGCGCGACATGGCTCGCTGGTCCGAACGGCAGAATATGCGGGAGGCGTGATATGGGCAGCCCATTGACCCGCGATGCAGCCGGTTGATCCGCACGAGGCCCTGCCTGTGCGGCAGGAAAATGCGCGATCGTCGCTTTACTGGTTTTGTCGGTACAGTTTTCTGAACCAGCGAGGTTATCAGTGGCAGCATAACTGGCACCATGATCTGATCTGCAACAAGCTGGAGGCGGTTCATGCGGGCGACTGCAAGCGACTGATCATCAATATGCCGCCGCGTTATTCGAAGACCGAAATTGCGGTGGTCAATTTCATCGCCTGGTCGCTCGGCCGTGCGCCCGACAGCGAGTTCATCCATGTGAGCTATGGCGCGCGGCTCGCCGCGAGCAACGCCGCACGGGCACGCGATCTCGTGCGGTCCGAATGGTATCGCGAACTGTTTCCCGACACGCTGAGCGATCCCGCCCGCCGTGCGAGTGACGATTGGCGCACCACGGCCGGTGGTGTGGTGTTCGCGACGGGATCGGGTGGGACGATGACCGGCTTCGGCGCGGGTAAATTGCGCGACGAGGGCGATCGCGGCTTCGGTGGTGCGATCATCATCGACGATCCGCACAAGGCGGTCGAGGCAACCTCCGATCTGATCCGGGCCAACGTGATCGACTGGTTCCGCAACACGCTGGAATCACGCACCAACGCTCCGTCCACGCCGATCATCCTGATCATGCAGCGGCTGCACGAGGAGGATCTGGCGGGCTGGCTGCTGGCCGGCGGCAATGGCGAGACATGGGATCATCTTTGCATCCCCGCGCTCGATGCGGACGACGTGCCGCTCTGGCCACAGAAGCATGATTTCGAAACGCTCGATCGAATGCGCCGGATCAAGCCTTATGAATTTGCCGGGCAGTATATGCAGAGTCCGGCGCCGCTGGATGGCGGCATCTTCAAGATCGACTGGTGGCGCTTCTTCCCGCCCGACGCGCTGCCGCCCGTCAAGCGGATCGTGCAGAGCTGGGACACCGCGTTCAAGACACGGACCGCGAACGATTATTCGGTCTGTACCACCTGGGCCGAAACCGAGCGCGGCTTCTATCTGGTCGATCTGTGGAAGCAGAAAGCCGAATTTCCCGAGCTCAAGCGCATCCTCGTCTCGAAGGCCGCGCAACGCTGGGGCGGGGTGCTGCCCAATGCCGTACTGGTGGAGGACAAAGCGTCGGGCCAATCGCTCATCCAGGAATTAAGGCGCGATACGATGCTGCCGATCATTCCGGTGCAGGTCGACACCGACAAGGTCAGCCGCGCCTTCGCCGTGACGGCCCTGATCCAGTCGGGCCGGGTGTTCCTGCCCGAAGGGGCGGATTGGGCGGCGGACTATATCGCATCGCACGCCGCCTTCCCGAACGGCGCGCATGACGACGATGTCGACAGCACGACCCAGGCACTGCGCTATCTGTCGCAGGGGTCGGGGCTCGAAGGCTGGCTTGCCTGGGCGGATGCCCGACTGAAGGAATAGGCCCTGCATCCTCCCCGAACGGAGAGTTCGGGTGGAAATACAGAAAAAGGAGGCCCCATGGCTGCTGATCCGCAGGGCATGATCGCGCGCGCGCTCGTCGCGGTGAAATATGCTTTTACCGGCAACGCCCCGGCCAATTGGTTCGGCCCGCTCGATCCGATGGCACCGATGGCGCCGCCCGAGGTGGCGGGGCGGCAATATGATTATCCGGTCGGGTTCAATCTCAACCTGACCCCGCGCTCCGAGGAGCCGGTCGGGTTCGAGAAGCTCAAGCGGCTCGCACGCAACAGCGATCTGCTGCGGATGGTGATGGAAGGGCAGAAGGACAAATTCGAAACGCTGGAGTGGGCGATCAAGCCGCGCGAGAAAGCCGGGCATCTGCGCGGGGCGGTCGATCCGGCGGTGGCGGCGATCCAGGCGCAGCTCGAATATCCCGATCGCGTCCACGATTGGGCGCAATGGTCGCGCATGCTGCTCGAGCAATTGTTCGTGCTTGATGCGACCTCGATCTATCGCCGCCGCGACGTGACCGGCCGGCCTTATACGTTCGAACTGCTCGACGGCGCGACGATCAAGGTGCTGCTCGATGCCAGCGGCCGCCGCCCTGCCCCGCCTTTGCCCGGTTATCAGCAAATCCTGAAGGGCGTGCCGGCGGTCGATTATACCAGCGACGAACTGCTGTATTACCCGCAAAATCCGCGCGCCGATCATGCCTATGGCTTCAGCCGGGTCGAGATGATCGTGAACATCGTCGAGACGTCGATCGATCGGATGCGGAGCCAGAAGGCGTATTTCCGCGACGGCAATCTAAGCGACGGCTTCTTCGAGGCGCCCGAGGGCGTCCAGCCCGATCAGGTGGCGCAGGTCGAGACGCGCTGGAACAACCTGACATCGGCGGGCGTGGAAAACCGCCGGATCGCGCAATTCCTGCCATCCGGCTTCAAATGGAACCCGATCGGCCAGCCCCCGCTGCAGGACATGTTCGACGAATGGCTGATCCGCCTGATCTGCTTCACCTTCTCGACCTCGCCCACGCCGTTTCTCAAGCAGCAGGGGCTGGGCCAGGGATCCGCGCAAAGCGATCACGCTGCAGCCGAGGCGGCGGGACTGGCCAATATCATGGCCTTCGTCCGCCGGCTGATGAACCGCATCCTCGCCGAGGATTATGGGCGCCCCGATCTGGAATTCACGTGGATCGAGGACCGCGAATTCGATCCCGACATCAAATCGCAGATCGAGGACCGGCGGCTGCGCAACGGATCGCTCAGCATCGATGAGGTGCGTGATCGCAACGGGGACGATCCACTGCCGGATGGCGCCGGCGCGCGGCCGATAAACTATACGGCGGCCGGGGCGGTACCATCTGGAGAGATTGCAAGCCCAACCTGATCGATCGGGCTTGCCTAGAGCAAGGGCTCCTTCGCCCGATCCTTGTTGCTCTTGTCGGCAACGTAACTCTGGCCACTCTCCGCCTTGAAGATTTCGAACAGGCCCGTCGCCTCGAACAGGCGAGGGAAATTCTTGGCGCCATAATTGCGTGGATCGATCGGGGCCTGCCGCTTGGCCGCGCTACCGGCAGCCGCCATCGAGGCCCAACCATCGTCATACGCCACGGCTTCCACCGCACCGCGCAAGATGGCGATCAATTTGGCATCCATCGCGAGGGATTTGGACGGAGAGGTGTTCGCCGCTTTAGCTTTTGCCTTGGGTTTCGGTTTCACAACCGGCTCGCCGACTGGCGCAGGCGCGGCCCCCTCCTCGATACTGTCGAGATAGAGGAAAGTCGTGCAGGCATTGACGAACGGGGACGGCGTCTTGCGCTCGCCAAAGCCGTAAACGTCTTGGCCATTGGCCTTAAGCTGCATGATCAACGGCGTGAAATCGCCGTCGCTCGATGCGATACAGAAGGCATCCAGTTTCTGGGTGTAGAGCAATTCCATCGCATCGATGACGAGCGCGATATCGGTCGCGTTCTTGCCGGCCGTATAGCTGAATTGCTGGATCGGCCGGATCGCGAAATCGAGCAATTTGCCCTTCCAGCCTTTGAGGCCGCTGCTGCCCCAATCGCCATAGGCCCGCCGGATATTGGCGGTGCCGTATTTCGACAGCTCGGCCAGCATGGCTGCGATATGCCCATGCGATACATTGTCCGCGTCAATGAGCAGAGCGATGCGACGATTGGGGGCGTTGTTGGGGAGCGTATCGGCGTTCATCGGCGTCCTTCGATCGGCAACAGGCGTCTACGATAATTGGCCACCGCCCGTTCTAGCCAGCTGGCGCCAAAATGTCACAGCCATCGGCCTCTCGATGGTCGCTGCGTTGCGATCAGCCGATCGGTCACCATTTCCAATGCGGAGGTGGGGCAATGCACTGCAAGATCATGGTCGAAGAAGACCTGCCGACGCTGCGTCGTCACGGTCCTGCATCGCAGGGGCAAGGCCGATGAAGTGGCTCGTCGCGGCCGTGCTGGCTTTGCTGCTTGCCATTGCGATGCCGTTCGCGATCAGCGCAGTCAAGAAATCGAGCAAAGGGCGCATGGCCAGCGTGACGATGGCGATCGGTTTCGCTTTCGCGGTGCTGCTCGATCCCGCGCAGCGGGCTGCGATCGAGAATATCGAGAAGAAGAAGGACATCGGTGACACGGAAGCGGGCGAGGGTGGCGAATTGATCGACTGATCGTCGCCATTAACGCATTCGGGCTTGTCCTTAATGAGTCTTTAACTCTTATTACCCATCGTTAACGGACCTCGGGAATCAGCTTGGCTGCGGTTCCGGGAGTAGCGGGATGATAGCCCGCATGGTGCAGTCGCGTTTTTGTGAGAGACCCGATCGATGGAGCAGATGGAGGACCTGCCGGCCCACCTTCTTGGTCCGCCGGTAGTAACCGGCGGGATCGCCGCGCCGGATATCGAAATGATCGGCATGGTTCGCAGCGCGATCCTGTCAGGCGGCGTCGTGCTGGCGATGAGCCTGATCGCGGTGGCATCGGCAGCGACCCTCCACATCGGGCCGTTCACGCACAAGGAAAACACACCGGCGCGGGGCGTTTCCATCCATCTCGACGGCTCCTCCGCACCCGCATCTGAATCCGGCGCGCCCGAAGTGCCCGTTTATCCGTCAATGCTCATTGCACAGGATCCGGGCGACGAAGCCTGGCAGCGCATGTTGGCGGTCGCGTCGGACGCACCGCATAATCTGCCGATCTCGGTCACCGCGATCGGAGCGGTGAAGCCGATCGGCGCTCTACCGGCGCTGGCTTATCGGACGATGGATGTGTCGCCGGTTTGGGCGAAGCTTTCGGCCATTCAAAGCATCGGTGCCTGGGGGCCGTTCATCCTTACCCCCGGCAGCCCGCAAAGCAGCCTGTTCACCAAAACGACCGAACCGCATGAGACGCCGGAGAGCGCAATCATCTCCGCACCCGTCACGAGCACGCCCACGTCGCCGGCGCCCGACAGCACGCCGGCACCAGCCCTGACCCTGACCGCAACCCCGGATCCGTCGCCGCCCACGCCACCGACGCCATCCCCTGCCGTTACCGCACCGTCGGTGCCGCCGGTGATCTTCCAGGCGCCTCCGCCTCCGCCGGCGAATACAGGATCGAGCCAGCCATCCGGCTCGCTTACACCGCCAGTTTCGCCCGTGCCCGAGCCCGCGAGCTGGATGAGCTTCATCATCGGCTTCGGGCTGATCGGCTTCCTGCGCCGTCGCGCAATCGTCCAGGACCGGCGCCGCACCGCCTGATCGCTACGGCGATCCACCATCTTCGCCCGCGGCCAAGGGCAGCGCGGCACCCTATCAACATCGCTACAGGAGCTTGCCGATGGACCGTCTGGCCCTCTTCATCCCGCTTGCCAAAGCCGATGCCGCCCGGCGGCTCGTCTACGGCTCTTTCGACGAGACCCCGGATCGCGCCGGCGAAGTATTCGATTATACCAGCAGCCGACCCAATATCGAGAGCTGGTCGAGCGAGATCGCCAAGGCATCGGACGGCAAGAGCTTCGGCAATATCCGCGCACAGCATGGCCGCAATGCGTGCGGCAAGCTGGTCGACATCAGCTTCGACGACGATCTGAGGAAAGTCGGCTTCGTCGCGAAGATCGTCGACGACGACGAATGGCGCAAGGTCGAGGAAGGCGTCTATACCGGCTTCAGTCCAGGCGGTCGCTATGCGAAGCGTTGGCAGGATGGCGCGGTCAAGCGCTACACCGCCGATATTCGCGAGCTTTCGATCGTCGATGTGCCGTGCAATCCGGCGGCGACCTTCACGATGATCAAGGCTGACGGTGCGGAGGAGCCGGTGCGCTTCCTGCTGGCCAAGGCCTATGAGCCCGGTAACGCGGCAACGCTGGATCGCGCCGGCCAACTGGCGCGCGCGGCGGGCAAGGCCAGCCGACGCAATGATTTCGTCGCCAGGGCGCGTGCCGAACTGATCGCGGAAAATGCCGGGGAGGCGCTGGCGAAAATTGCAGAGACCACGGATGCTCCGTCCCCGTCCGACGCGCCGGCAGTCGACGACGCGCCTTCCGATGTCGACATGATCCAGGCGATCCATGACCACGCGGTTTGCCTTGGCGCTGTTTGCACGCCGGTGGAAAAGGACGTGTTCGCGGCGATCGCCGCGGATCGCGATCGGCTGGCCAAGGCGGTCGCGGAGTCTGCGCCGCGCGTCGAGGCGCTGACCGAGCGTCTGGGCAAAGCGCTGGCCGAGCTCGAGACGTTGCGCCGCCAGCCGCAACCCGCCCGGGGCCAGTTGATCGCGATGGAGAAGGCCGCTGCGCCAGCCGAGCGCGGCGAGACACTGGCCGAACGGATCGCGGCGCTCCCCAACGGACCGGTCAAACAGGCCGCAATTCTCGCCAGCGTCGGCGCGTCCATGCGGTGATCTTCTAAATCCTGCCCACCGAACACCACCCGATATTCCCGAAGCCGCTCCTCATCCGGGCGGCTTTTTCATTGGAGAAAGCTTCATGACAGCCCTCACTCCGCGGTCGGTGTTTGCCGACCGGCTCATGCTCGATATCAACGGCGTCCAGAATGCCGACGACAAACGCCACGGCTTCCTCACCTTCAACCGCGCCAACGAGACACTCGACCTGCTGAAGGCGACGCTCGGCAATCCGATGAGCGGCGACCAATTCTATGATGGATCGGAGGATCTGGCGAAGACGGTCACGCTCGGCACCGGGCTGACCTATTATGATCTGCGCGCGCCCGCGCTGAACCTGTTCCCCACCCTCACCCCGCTGCGCAACGCCATCCCGCGCAACCAGCGCAAGAATCCGGGCGATGCCCTGCGCTACAAGGCGATCACCGCGCTCACGGGATCCGGCTACAATTGGACGCCGTTTGTCCCCGAGGGCAAGCGCGCCGGCCGCATGACCTACAGCCTCGTCAACAAGACGCTCTCTTACGCGACGATCGGCGAGGAGGATTCGATCACCGAGGAGGCGATGTACGCATCCGAAGGGTTCGAGGACGAGAATTCGATGGTCCAGCTGCGGCTGATGCTGAAGGCGATGGTGAAGGAAGAGGCTGGCATTCTTGCCGGCAACAATTCGCTGTCACTCGGCAACCCGGCCGCCCCGACTTTGTCGGCCTCCGGATCGGGCGCGACCCTGCCCGCCGCGACATATTCGGTGATCGTCGTCGCGCTGACCCAGCTCGGCTACATGCAGTCGACCCTTAGCGCGGGCGTTGCGACGACGCAGAGCGTGGCGTCGGCGGATGGAAGTACCTTCACGCTGAACGGCGGCGCCTCCAACAAATCGACGGCGACCACCCAGGCAGCTACGCTCGGCCAGACCCTGTTTGCCACCGTCGCGCCAGTCACGGGGGCGGTCGCTTATGCCTGGTATGTCGGCACGACCGGCAATGAGACCTTGCAGGCAATCACCACGATCAACTCAGCCAGCTTCGCGGCCCCGCTCACGGGCAGCCGCCAGGCGGCGACCGTGATTACCACCGATTATTCGAGCAACAGCGGCCTCGCCTTCGACGGACTGATGACGACGGCGTACCTGAATGCCGGCGCCAACAGCTATTTCGCATGCCTGCCGTCGGGCACCGCGGGCACCGGCACCCAGCTGACCGCGTCGGGCATCGGTTCGGTCACCGAGATCGACACGATGCTCAAATCGATGTGGGACAATTACCGGATCAGCCCGACGGTGATCTATGTCAGCTCGCAGGAGCTGAAATCGATCACCAAGCTGGTCCTGTCCAACGCGACTTCGCCTTTGCTCAAATATGAGGCGCAGGCGGATGGGGGCGACGGATATCGCCTGACCGCGAACGGCGCGGTCGCTTTCTACTTCAACCCCTACACGCCCGATGGCGGCACCAAGATCCCGGTCAAGATCCACCCCAATCTGGCGCCCGGCACGATCCTGGCGTGGGCGGAGAAATTGCCGGCCTGGTATGTCTCGAACGAAACTCCGCTGGTGGCCGAGATGCTGACCCGCAAGGATTATTACACCCAGATGTGGCCTAAGGTGACGCGCCAGCAGGATTATGGCGTCTACGCGCAGGAAGCGCTGGCGGTCTACGCGCCGTTCGCCGCGGGCGTGATCACCAACATCGCGCCGACGGCGTAATCCTGTCTCCTCCCCGGGCCTGTCTCGGGGAGGAGAGTCTCAGGGAGACCATCCTATGATCCGTTTCCTCGCACCGCCTCATGTCAGCGCGGCGTTTCTGTCGCAGGGCCCGGTCGCCGTCGTCGATGGCGCGATCGAGCTGGCCGAAGACATCGCTCACGGTGACTGGGCCGGGCTGATCGCGCACGGCTTCACGCTGGCTTCGACTGTCGCCGCCAAGCTACCACCGGCGAAGGCAGACCCCGCACCGCAGAAAGGCGATTGAGCCATGGTGCCGGGGGATCTCACCACGGTCGCGGCCGTGAAATCCTATTGCGGCGTAGAGGCGGATGCCGACGACGTCGTGATCGCAACGCTCGTCACCGCTTGCTCGGCGTGGATCCGCGCGTGGCTCAACCGTGACATCACCACCGCCAGCTACGACATCCGCCGATCCGGGCGCGGGACGGCAGCGTTGCAGCTGCCGCAGACCCCGATCCGGACGGTTACTGCGCTGGAAATCGACGGGCAGGCCATCGCTGCGCAATCCGGGTGGGGGCAGTTCGGCTTCTATCATGACGATGGCCAGATCGCGCTGGTCGGCCACATCTTCACGCGCGGGATCGCCAATATCCGCATCCAGTATCAGGCGGGTTATGACGTGGTACCGGCCGATATCCGGCAGGCCGCGAACGAACTGGTGACGCTGCGCTACAAATTGCGCGACAAGGCCGAATGGGCGTCCAAGTCCCTCGCCGGCGAGACCGTCTCGTTGGTGCAGAAAGACATGCCCGCCTCGGTCGCGACATTGTTGCAGAGTTGGCAGACGGTGGTGGCGTTATGATCGATCTGCAGATGATCGGCGCAGACGCGATCGCGACACGGCTCGATGGCTTCGCGTCGCGCCTCGCCAGCGAATTGCAGACTGGCGTCGGCGATCTGGCGTTGCAGCTGACGCGTATGATCCAGCAAGACAAATTGTCCGGACAGGCCTTGCAGGCGCGCACCGGCCGGCTGCAGCGATCGATCCAGCCCGTGATCCAGAGCGACGGCACCACCGTGACCGCGAGTATTTCGGCCGCCGCCCCCTATGCCGCGGCGCAGGAGTTCGGCTTCCGGGGTATCGTCTCGGTGCGCCAGCATCTGCGCCGGATCAAACAGGCGTTCGGGCGGTCGATCGCCCCGAAGACGATCACGGTGCAGGCGCATCCGATGCGGATGAACCTGCCTGCACGCTCCTTCCTGCGATCGGCGCTGGCCGACTTCGAAGCATCGGGCGCGCTTCGCAACGGGCTGGCGGCGAGTATCGAAAGGGCGACGGCATGAACCGCGAGGTGATTTATTCGGCTTTGTTCGCGCTGATTTCGACGGCCGATGGCCTCGCCACGGCATCGCGCAAGCTCAAACATTGGTCCGACGTGCCGGCCACCCAGCGCCCCGCTCTCTTTCAGGCGCAAGGACGCGAGACGGTGATGGCCACCGCCGCCAACGGGCTTCCGTCGCGATGGCTGCTGGAGGCGACGCTCTACATCTATGTTTCGGCGGCGGGCGCGACATCGCCCGGCGAGATATTGAACCCGATCCTCGATGCGATCGCCACGACGCTCGATCCAACCCCTGCGAGCCAACCGCAGACGCTGGACGGTCTCGTCCAATATGCCCGGATCGAGGGTGCGATCGAAACCTCCGAAGGGACTTTGGGGGACGATGAGGTCGCGCTGATCCCGGTGCGGATCCTGACGATCTAGGCACTTCCCCCGTTCGTCCCGTGCGAAATCGAGGGACGTTGCGCTGACGCATCTCGACTTCGCTCAACGAACGGCGGGGGCATCCCCGCCTCCTATTCACAACACCCGGCCCGCCGCGCGCGGCCTCATCCAGGAGCATCCCCATGCAAACCGTTTTCGGCGCGGGCAGCCTGATCGGCACCGCTACCACCGACGCTTATGGCACCACGCTTGCCAACCCCACCCCCGTCCAGTTCGGCGTGCTGCAGAATGTCAGCCTCGACATGAGCTTCGACACCAAGGAGCTGTACGGCCAGAACCAGTTCCCGATCGCGGTTGGGCGCGGGAAGGGCAAGATCAGCGGCAAGGCATCGTTCGCACAGATCAATGGCATGCTGCTGAACAGTCTGTTCTTCGGCCAGTCGATGGTCGTCGGCACGATCAGCGACGTGATCAACCCGCCGGCAGCGGCCATTCCAGCCACCCCGTTCGCGATCACGCCGACCATCCCGGGATCGGGCACCTGGGCCAACGATCTGGGCGTCACCGATACGAGCGGACTGGCTTATGCGCGCGTCGTTTCCGGGCCGACCACCGGGCAGTATAGCGTCGCCGCCGGCGTCTACACGTTCGCCTCCAGCGATACCGGCAAGAGCGTGATCATCAGCTATCAATATACGGCAAGCTCGACCACCGGCCGCAAGCTGACCGTCGTCAATATCCCGATGGGTTACGCGCCGACCTTCCGCATCGACTTCTTCGTCGCGCAGAACGGCAAGCCGCTAGTGGTGAGCGCCAACGCGTGTCTTTCGACCAAACTGTCGATGGCGACCAAGCTCGACGATTTCATGCTGCCCGATTTCGAGTTCACGGTCTTCGCCGATCCGCAGGGCAACGTACTGACGATCGGCACCGGCGAATGAGCGCGGTCGTCCACTTCCTCGGGCGCGCGTTCGATCTCGCGCCCTACAAGCTCGGCCAGATGATCGAAGCGGCGCCGATCCTCGACGCGCAGCAGGCACGCAGCGCGGCGATCGGCGAACGAGCGGGGGTCACGATCCTGCCAACCGATTCGGCCGACGAGCGGCTGGCCAAATCCCGACAGATCACCGCAGCGATGACGACCGCAGAGGCGCTGCAAGAGGCAGCAGACGCGATCCGTATCCTACATATCGGCATCTCCAGGATCGATCCGTCAATCACAGTCCTGCAGTTGCTGGACGACGTCGATCCATCTCCCGATGGTATCGGTTCGATCATGGCAGGGATGCTCGCCGTGCTGGGCCATAGCGGCCTGACCCAGGGGGAAGCCGTGGCTCCCGCTCCGCAGAGGGACGGGGCGGGAGCCTAGGAGAGCAGCTTCGCTCGATCCTGTTCGAGTTGGTCGCCGCCGGCGTCGAAGGAGGGTCGAAAAAGACGATCCTCGAGGATTGGGATCTACCAGAGATCGCCCGACTGCGGGAGCATTGGGCTGAATATGGCCCCCCGGTCCATATCGCATTGGCCGCATTTGCGAGCGGCTGGGGCATGACGCTCACCGCCTCGCCATCGATCCCAGCCTATTCCGCCGATCCGCTCCAGGGCCTCGGCAACCTGCCTATGGCCGAGCTGACTCGGCCACGCCTGGGGCTGCCTTCGACCCACACATAGGGGAATGCCGATGGCCGACGAGCAGATCGACGTTAAAATCGTCGCCGACGCGGCGAACGTGAAGCCGACGGTCGACGAGGCGAGATCGGCACTGGCCGGTCTTGTCTCCGAGCTGACCGGCGTCGCCTCGGGCTTCGTGGAAGGCGCCAGCCCGATGGCACTCTTCGCCGAACATGGCATCAAGGTGACCGAAGCCATCGCCGGGATGATGAAGGGCGGCGCCGGGGTGGTGGCCTTTCTGGAGGGGCCTTGGGGGATTGCCATATCCGCCGGAATTGGCCTCCTCAGCGCTTTGTGGTCGAAACATTCTGAAGCGAAAGAAGCGGAAGACAGACATAAAGAAGCAGCGGACGGCCTTAGCGACGCGATCAAGCGTTTAAACAACGCCAGCGTCGCCAATGACAGCCAAACATCCATCTCCATTCAAAAAGATATAGACGCTGCAAAATTTACTCGTGATCATGAAGTTGCCGTACGCAGCCTTATTGCCGCATCGCTTGAATTATCTCGCACCAAGCTAGCCGAAGCCGTTGCGGCAGCCAACGACCCAATAAATCCGGATGGGGTGTTCGGCGCCTTGATGAAAGGCACGATTGCCGAAAAAAATATCGCAAGTTTGACGGATCTCATACTCGACAACGCAAAAAAGACCCAAGAAGCGAACGATGCGATCCGCAGTGGTGAAGCCGAAATCGCTCTGCAGAATGCTGAAGCCGCAACTAACAAGGCCGCTGGAGCAACAATAAAGTTCAAGAACGCCCTAACGGAGTTGAATGCCGAGTTCAGGAAGCCCGGCAGCACCATGACTAAGGAGGCCTACGAAAAGCAGGCAGAGCAGCTGATGCGCGCGCGAGACGCAGCACTGAAGCAGGGCGGCGCCAGTGCGCCCGAACCTCGCCAAACCAAAAGTAGGACGGCTGACTGGGAGGCCGAGCTCAGCCGGCAGAAGGTCGCCCTCGAAGCTAAAGCTGACGTCGAAAACAAATCCGCCGAAATTTCGAAGCAGACCGAGGCCGATTACTGGCACGAGATCCTTAAGCGAAACGATCTTAGCAACGCTGAATATCTTGCCGTCGAAACCAAATATCTTGCGCTGCGCAAGGGGATCATCAAGGAGGATTACGACGCCAAGGTGGTCGCTCTCGGCAAGGAGCTCGAAGCCGCGCAGAAGAATGAAGCCCAAAAGTTAGACATCGCCACCAAATTCGCCGACCAGATGAAGGCGACGTACGGCGCGCAATCGAAAGAATATAAGGACGCGCAGGATCGGATCACCCAGATCGACAAGGCCGCCACCGAGCAAAGGCACCAGATCGAGACGCAGACCGCCAGCGCCGGCCGGCAGCGCGCGCTGGGAAACATCACCGAAGATGAGAATGCGGCCAAGTTCCGGGTTTCGATGGGCATCGAAACGAACGATCAATTGCTGACCGAACAGGAGCGCTTCGAAGATCGCCGGCACGATATCCAGGTCGCATCGATCGGCGCGGATATCGCCGATGAAGAAAAAGGCACCAAAGATCCGGTTCGGCTGAATGCGTTGAACAATCAGCTTCTGGCCGCCGAACAGCTCTACCAGCAGAAGAAGAGCGATCTGACCCGCCAGCACGAGCTGGAGCGCACCCAGCTCCAGCGGCAGGCGATCGCCTCCACCGCATCCTTGTGGGCGGACAATATCGCGAAGCTTGCCACGATGCAGCAGGGGTTCAGCGCGACGCTGGGCAATCTCTATCGCGGCATGGTGGGGATCGTATCGAGCAGCCTTTCGCAGATGCTCCAGAAGTGGATCAGCGCCGAACTGTCGAAAACCGCCTCGGCCCTGTTCGGCATCACCACGCGAACGACCGCCGAGGAGGGCGCATCGGCCAAGTCGCTCGTGCTATCGGCCGCAACCGCGATCAAGCAGATTGCCCACAGCGCCGCCGTGGCAGCAGGCCATGTCTGGGCTGCCGTGTCCAGCCTTGGCCCCTATGGCTGGATCATCGCCCCGGCGCTGGCCGCAGCGGCCGCATTCGGCGTAATCAAACTGGGCCAATCGCTTTTCAGCGCAGAAGGGGGCATGGGCGCCGTGCCCTATGACAATGCCCCATTCCTGCTGCACAAGAACGAGATGGTCCTGCCGGCGAACCTCGCCAGTCCGCTTCGTGCCATGCTGCAGGGCGGCGGCGCGGCCAACAGCAATGCGCCTTTCGCCGCCAATGATGGAGGCGTGGGCGGAGACTTCCATTATCACGATCATAGCGGCGCGATGATCGCGAGGGCTATTTTGCCGGGACGCCAATCTCCTTCTGATGACCACAAGCCCCAGGCACGCGGAGGCGCTTGACCCGAAAGAAGAACAGAACGATTAAAGAACAAAAGCGCCGGGGGGGGACAAACTGTATGAAGCGGGCCATCGCCATCGTCGTGCTATTGATGCTCGGCGGCTGCGGAAGCGATCTATCGCGCGCCGCAAAGCGTTATGAAACGGCCGAGCGGGTTGGGGATGGCAAAGCAGCCTGCCAGGCCGTGAAAGACGCCATGGATGCGGCTCTCAGCGCCGGCAGCGACGATGCTTATCGTGAATGGCATACGAAAGCTGAGACCGAATGCCGCCTGCTGGAGCTCAAGGAATACGCTGACAAGATCACGCGGGGATATTGAGCCGCCGCTGCTCCTGATCAGGTTCTATAAAGGCGTGCGCTGGGGTTCGGCCGGATGCTCTTCCGCTTCCCGCGCGGCCCGGGCCTTTTCGGTTTCGACCCGCACCCAGCCATAGCTCCGATTGCCGCCGATGCCGTGATATTCGACGCGATAACCGTCACGGACCCATAAAGCGCGGACCGAGAGCCAGGGAAAAGAACGGATATAGACGGTCTCGTCAGCCTTCTCGGTCGGCGCGCCGAACTTCTGTTTGAGCTGATCCATGATGGCATCCGCATTGCTCAGACCCAGCGTATCCGCCCTGATCGCCTCGAGTTTGCCGTCCCGGATGATTGTCGCGATCGTGGGAAAGCCGAGGATGACCGGCATCTGCGCGATCGGAAAGACGATGCCGCCCTGGTGCGGATCGACGTGATATTGGACGCCGGGACGCTGTTCGCACAGGACGGTCTGGCTTTGCGCATAAAGATCGGGCGACAAGACCCCGTGTCCGATCTCCGCTCGCGCGCATTCGGGCAAGGTAACGGGCGTGCCGAGTTGTATTCCGAAAACGGTCGGCAACGTGGCCGTCAAAGCGATCAGCGCGATCATCCGATTTCCCCCCTGTCGCTATGCGATATCGCTCGCCTGATCGTATTTCAACGCTGCACCGGGACGTTGACCGTGCACGCCCAATCGGCACGCACCCACAGCTGTGTAATCGGGCGCCTTTGTGTGCGCAGGAGGTAGCGGTGATGCAATCTTATTTGCCTTCGCGGTGGCTGATCACGGCGCCGAACTTCGCGGACGATCCCGATATCTTCCCGCTCCTGCCCGGCTTCAGCTTCATCGCGTCCAAGCGGCCGCAGTGGAATACCGCCGTCAGCCAGGCGTCCTCCGGGCGCGAGCGGCGGCGGATGGGATGGTCCTACCCGCTGTGGAACTTCAAGGTCGGCTATGAAGTGCTGCGCGACGGGCCGAATTATCAAGAGCTCGAGCGGTTGCAGGCCTTCTTCAACGCGCATGCTGGCAAATATGCTGAATTCTTCTTCTGCGATCCGTCCGACAATCAGGTGACCGACCAAAGGTTCGCCACCGGCGATGGCACGGCGACCTTCCAGCTGACCCGCACGATCGGTGCCGGCAACCTGACTTTCGTCGAGCCGGTACGCGGCGTCTTCAACACGCCGATCGTGAAGGTCAACGGCGCTATCAGGAGCGACTATTCGATCGGGCCGCTCGGTCAGATTACCTTCGCGGCCGCGCCGGCCGCCGGTGCGGCGCTGACATGGTCGGGCAATTTCCTGTTCCTGTGCCGCTTCGATCAGGACGATCTCGATGTGCAGCAAATGATGCAAGGGCTGTGGTCGCAATCGGGCCTCGCGTTCGTCACGGTGAAATCGTGAAGGCCGCCTCGCCCGCGCTGGCGACGTTGCTCGACAGCGGCGCCGATTTCCAGATGGCGGATCTGTGGACGCTCACTTTGTCGGGCGGCGCGGTGGTCCGCTGGTCGGGCGCGGATATCCCGCTCACCGCTAACGGCACCCCCTACATACTCGGGCCGGCAATCGATCGCGGATCGATATCGGAGAAGATCGGGCTCGAGGTCGGCACGCTGACGATGACGATCACCGCCAATGTCGACGATCGTATCAACGGCACCCCGATCATCCCATTCATCGCCGGCCGCGGGCTCGACGGCGCGACCGTGCGGCTGGAGCGCGCTTTCCTGCCCGACTGGACGAGCCCGGTGACCGGCACGTTGCTGCGCTTCGCCGGGCGGGTGACCTCGGTCGGCGCGATTGCGGGCTCGTCGGTCGAGCTGACCGTGTCGAGCTGGATGATCCTGCTCAACGTCAACGTGCCGCCCAATCTCTATCAGACGGCCTGCCTGCATACGGTCTATGACAGCGGGTGCGGGCTGAACGCAGACAGCTTCGCGTCAGGCGGAACCGTATCCAGCGCGCCGAGCCATGCGGCGTTCGCGAGCAATCTCACCGGCCATGCCGGAGAGTTCGCACAAGGCCGGGTGACATTCACGTCGGGCGCCAATAGCGGCATCGCCCGCACGGTGAAGTCCAACGACACGGCGGGCAATTTCGGGCTGATCAGCCCCTTGCCGGCACCGTTGGCGGCCGGCGACAGCTTCACGGCCTACAAAGGCTGCGACCTGACCAGCGCCACCTGCGCCAGCCGGTTCAACAATATCGCCCGCTTCAAGGGCACGCCCTACTGCCCGGTGCCCGAGACCGTGCTGTGACCCGCGATGTGGTGGTGGCCGAGGCGTTGCGCTGGGAGCGGACGCCCTATCATCCGCAGGCGCGGGTCAGGGGTGTGGGGGTCGATTGCGCGCAATTCCCGGCGGCGGTGTATGAGGCGGCGGGGCTGATCCCCCACATCGCGCCCGATTATACGCCGCAATGGATGCTCCACCGCGACGAGGAGCAGTTCCTCGGCTGGGTCCGGCTTTATGCGCGCGAGATTGCGCGCGACGCGATCGGCCCGGGCGATTTCGCGATCTGGAAATATGGGCGCTGCTACAGCCATGGCGCGATCGTGCTCGACGCTCCCCTGGTGATCCACGCGGTGATCCGGGGTGGGGGCGTGTGCCGCGGGGACATGGATCGCGACAGCGAACTGGCGAGCCGCCCGGTCAAGTTTTTCACTTTGTTCTGAAGCCCTCTCCCCTGAAGGGGAGAGGGAGGCAAACAGGAGCCTCATATGGGCGGAAAGCCAGCCTCGACCGGGCCGACCAAGCTCAACCAGATCAGCGTTCAATCCTCCACGCTCGGCGTGCCGCTGACGATCGGTTGGGGGCGGGGGCGGGTGAAGTGCAACCTCATTTGGTATGGCGGCTTCAAGGCGATCGCGCAGAAGAGCAAGCAGGCCGGCGGCAAGGGGCTGGGCGGGAGCGGCAGCACGACCGATTACAGCTATACCGCCTCTGTGATCCTCGCGCTCGGCGAAGGGCAGATCGGCGGCATCAACACCGTCTATCGCGACAAATCGACCTTCTCCGGCGCGACCGCGCTCGCCGATGCCGGGCTGAGCCTCGCCAACGGCGCACAGGCGCAGTCGGCGTGGGGCTATCTGGCCAGCCAATTCGCACCCCAAGCCCTGAACTATAGCGGGATCGCTTACGTCTATGCGCAGGATTATGCGCTCGGCGACAACGCCACTTTGCCCAATCACAGCTTCGAGGTCGATTTCGCGGTCCAGCTTGGCGGGAGCGTCCACGATGCCGATCCCAAAGACATCGTCAGCGATTTCCTGACCAACAGCAACGCCGGCGTTCCTGGCTGGCCGGCGGGGCTGATCGGCGACCTCACCGACTGGTCGCACGCCTGCCGCGCCAACAATCTGCTGCTGTCGCCGGTGATCGACAGCCAGCGCCAGGCGTCTGATTTCCTGAGCGAGATCATGACAGCGACCAATTCGGAAGCCGTCTGGTCCGAAGGGCAGCTCAAGATCGCCAGCTATGGCGACGCCCCTGCCAGCGCCAACGGCGTCAGCTGGTCCCCCGATCTGACCCCGCGCTACGATCTGACCGAGGATGATCTCATCCCCGACGACGGCAAGCCGGTAAAGCTGGAGATCGTTGACCAGACCGACGCCTACAATATGGTCCAGGTCGAATATCTCGACCGCGCCAACCAGTACAACACCGCGATCGCGCCCGCGCAGGATCTCGCCAACATCGTCCAATATGGCCGGCGCAAGCAGGATCCGACCACGCTCCACAGCATCTGCGACGCGGCGATTGCGCAGACTGCGGCGCAATTGCTGCTCCAGCGCACGCTCTACATGCGCGAGACCTACAGCTTCACCCTGCCATGGAATTTCGCGCGGCTCGAGCCGATGATCGACACCGTCACCCTTACCACCACGACCGACGAATTGCGCCTGAACCGCAAGCAGGTGCGCATCACCGGGATCGACGAGGATGAGGATGGCAACCTCGCCATCACCGCAATCGGTATGGATATCGGCGTCGCCTCGGCCGCGCAGTATAATGCCCATTCGGGATCGGGTTATGTCCCCAATCTGGACGTTACCGCCGGATCGGTCTCGACGGCGCTGTTGATCAACGCGCCGACCTCGCTGACCGGCGGCGCACCCGAAATCTGGATTGCCGCCGCTTCGACCAACTCGAATTGGGGCGGTTGCGAAGTGTGGGTCAGCGCCGACGGTCACGAATATCAACGGATCGGCGCGATCACGGCGCCGGCGCGGATTGGCGTAGCAGGCGCCCCCCTCGCCAGCCATGCCGATCCGGACACGGCGAACACGCTGTCGGTCGATCTGACGGAGAGCGCGGGTCAATTGTTGGGCACGACCGCCAGCAATGCCGATGTCGGATCGACCTTGTGCATCATCGGCACCGAACTGGTCAGCTATCAGACGGCGACTTTGCTTTCGGGGCCGCCCAACCATTACGATCTGAGCACTTTGCGACGTGGCCTCTACGGCACCACGATCGCGGCGCATGCGGGTGGCGAGACGTTCGCGCGGCTCGACGAGGCGGTGTTCCATTACGCTTATGGCGCGCTCGCGCTGGGATCGACGATGTACGTCAAGCTTCTGTCGTATAATGTTTTCGGGCGCGCGATCGAGGACCTCGCCGACGTCTCGCCCCTTACCGCGCAGCTTTCGCCGAACGTCACGATCGGCACCGGCGCACTCGGCGGGTTCACCCTCATCAACCGCGCCAATTGCTTCGTCGATGGCCGGACGGTCACAAAGATCACCGGTGCCAATGCCTGGGGCGATGCCTCGGTCGTGAGCCAGGAGAGTTTCATCGGCGGGTGCTTCTGTGGTTTCCAGCCGCTCGACACGACGTCGGGCGTCATCGTCGGCCTCAATGCGGATCCCGCGACCGACGATGATTATGCCTCGATCGATTTCGCATGGCTGGCCGATACCGGCGCGAGTGCTGCGGTCTATGCGAGCGGCGCCGCGATTGCCGGCCCGTTCAGCTATGCCGCCGGCGACATGTTCATGGTCCGCTACGATGGCACGTCCGTCACCTGGCTGCAGAACGGGATGGTCCGGCACACGACGGCAGGTGTCGGCCCGTCGCTCCAGCTCTATCTCGATACCGCATTCAAGGGCGTGGGCGGCAAGATCACCAACCTGACCTTCGCCGGCACCGGTATTCCCGGCATTTCAGCCCCACTCCTCACATTATCCTCGACCGCGCAGACCTTCACCTATGACGGCGCGGGCAGCGCAGCGCCGCCGGGCCAGACGATCACATTGACAGCGCAGCTCCAGAACGTGTCCGGCACGGCGAGCTTCACGGCCACACTCTACGATGCGTCGAACAGCAGTCTCGGAGCGGCCACGCTCGGTGGATCGGGCAACACACGGACGCTGGCGATCGGGGACTTTTCGACCGCGGCCTATGCGATCGTCACCGCGACATCGGGCGCGCTCAGCGATACCGAAACCATCGTCCGCCTCAAGGACGGCACCGACACGTTTGCCGCGATCCTGACCAACGAGAGCGCGACGATCGCGGCGGACAGCAGCGGCAATGTCGCATCGTTCGCGGGCGCATCGGGCAGCATGCTGCTGTTCCATGGCGCGACGTTGTTGACCAGCGGGGTGACCTGGAGCGTGGCATCGTCCAGCGGCGTCACGATCGCGATCGACAGCGCCGGCGTCTATTCGGTCGGCGCGATGGCGGCGAGCCAGGGGACGGCGACGCTCCGCGCCACCTGGGCCGGCGTCGATCACGACAAGATATTCAACATCGCCAAATCGATCGCGGGTGCCGCCGGATCGAACGGCGCCAACGGCACTGACGGGCAATATCAGCAGCAAATCTTCATGCGATCGACCTCCGCCCCCGCCCCCCCCACCGGCGGTGGCGTGCCGACAGGCTGGTATGACGGCATTCCCGCCGGCAGCGATCCGGTATGGCAATCGACCTCGACCCAACGCAATGGCGTTCTGATCGGCAGCTGGTCGTCCCCGCAGCGGATCAGCGGCGACAACGGCTCGCCCGGCACCACGCCCTACGCACCGACAATGCTGGGGAGTACCGGCACGACGGACTATACCGGAACCGTCGTCCTTCCCGCCGGATCGACCGTAACGCTCCATGCGGAGGCGGATGTCACCGCCGTCGGAGGCTCGCCGAATATGACGCTCACGGCGTTCTATTCGACCGACGATGTGACCTTCTCGGCCATGAGCGGCAGCTACACCGATAATCTGATCATCGGCCACGGCGACACGGAAACCCTTTCCGTCGATGGCACCTACACCAATACGAGCGGCGCCCGGCTGCTGCTCAACTTTCAGGTGTCCCTCACCAACGCCACCGGCACGCCCGGCGGTATCCGGGGATATTTGCAGCCCTTCCTGTCCTGACCCAGCCTGAAAGGAGGCCCGCGCATGGCCGCAGCCCTTTATTCGACCAAGGTGGGCGACACCTTCTATGCCGAATGCACATTCGAGGGATCGGACGGCGCACCGGTGATCCTCGACGACGCGCAAATCAGCGTCGCCAGCAGCCTGCTGAGCCCCGACGAGAGCCGCCGCATCGATCTGGCGGTCGAGCCACTCGATCAGGCCCAATATCCCGGCCGCTACAATTTGCGCATCGAGACGGCCGATTTCGATCCCGGTTACTGGACCTGGGACATACGCTATCGCGACGCCAACGGCGATTTCACCAGTGCGACCGGCACGGTCCGCGTGCTGTTCACCGCCCCGGTGACCTTGTGAGCGCGCCCGTCCCGCCGGGCGGCACGACCCGGGTGGAGATCATCGACGGCGCAACCCGCACGGCTCTGACTCTCGGCACGCCGGGCCCACGCGGCCCATCCTATCCCGCGCAATTGTTCGACGCCGATCTGATCGACGCGCCGACGCTGGACGCTACGAACGACTTCCTGCGCGCGCCGGCGGCGAGCGCGACCGATGCGGCAAATGCGGCGGCGGCGTTGGCGGAGGAGAAAGCGGGGCTGGCAGATCAAAAGGCGCAAGCCGCACAGGGAGTTGTCGACGCCGGCGCGAACATTCTCGCTGCCAACACGCAAACGACGCTTAACGCTGGCATTGTCCAGTCGTTGGTGAGCCAGCCCGATTACTCACAAAAGGGTACCGTCCGGGGGATCCTACTTAACGGCGATCTGCCCACCGGCGCGGCCGAGGTCGGGGTGGACGGGGCCGGCAGGCTGCTCTCGGCGCGGGCGTCCAATGGGCGAACCCTGTTCGCGACGACCGACCCGACCAACCGCGAAACGGTCACGCGCACGCTGCTGCCGGGCGACTTTTCGCTACCCGGCGCCACGCTCTACACGGACGGTGCTGGCCGGCTCGTACAGGCCGTCAGTGTCGGCGGCCAATCGCTTTTCACTACGATCCGCCATTGCGCCACCGCGCAGCTCCTTCCCGGCGATCTGCCGACCGGCGCCGACCCGGTTCTTGGCGTCGACGGCGCCGGCCGACAGATCTCCCTCACCGCGCCATCGGCAAAGCTCGACACGCCGACAGTGCTGTTGCTTCCTGGGGACGGCGCGTCAGGTGGTTTCGCCGACCCGAGCGGTCGACCAATGCCTGGCGTCGTCGATCCGACCTCGGGACTGATCGCAAACCGGAAATCCGCCTTTCCGTCGATCATCCCCTACATCGCGGGCGCGACCCCGACCCGCCAGCTCCGCGCAAAGCTCAGCGGCGGCGTAGATATCCTGATCTCGGTCGCGGGCTCCGATCCCGACGTCTTCTGGATGAGCGGCGATAGCATCATCTACCAGCGCAACGCGCTGGCATGGGCGAACAGTTCGGGCAGCAACAGCGGCGTCGCCGACATCAACGACACGGCCCACCGCTTCGAAGGGGAATCGCTGGCAAGCGAAGTGACGACCGCGACCGCTGCGGCGGTCCGGGGCGTGTTCGTCTACGGGCAGAGCAATAGCTGCGGCTATGGCCCGAGCAGCGCGGTCTACTCGACCTTCCCCGTCCGTCCTGGCCGCGCGCTGACGTTCGGGATCGGCCCGCGTATGATGCCCGAAGATGTCCCGAACGGCTCGCCGCTGCCAATGGAATACACGGCGAGCTGGCGGGATCTCCGGGAGTTCTCCGAGGTTCGGTCGACCTACGCTCGCCAGTCGATCGTCAAGCCCGGCGAGACGCCATGTTCGGGCATCGGCTTTCAACTCACCCAGCCGGGCGCGCTGGCCGCTACCGATGTCGTCGTCACGGCAACGATGGGCGTTGGGAGCCAGTCGATTGCCGCGCTGTCGAAGGGTTCGCATGCCTATGCCAACCTGATCCGGGCGGTCCATTCGGCCAAGGTGAAGGCCGATCGGCTCGGCTTGCCGTTCGACGTTCCTGATATCGTGTGGATCCAAGGTGAAACCGACGCCAATACCGCGCCGGCGACTTACACCACCGCGATGCTCGCCCTGCAGAGCAACCTCGACGCCGATATCAAGGCAACCACCGGGCAATCGGGCAACGTGCTGCTGGTCTGCGCGCAGACCGCAAGCTGGACCTCGGCCAACCTTACGCGAACCGACGTCCCGACGGTCTGTCTGACGTTGGCGCTGCAATACCCTGATCGCTTCGTCTGCACCGGCGCGATGTACCAATATCCGTTCCCGACCGGGCTACACCTCAGCAATTACGGGCAACGGATGCACGGCGAGCAGATCGGGCGAGCCATTGCGCGCAAGGCCGCCGGCACCACCCAACCAATGCTCTATTGCGCGATTGCGAGCCTGTCCGGATCGACGGTCACCGCGACGATGGCAGGCGGCGAGGGCAATCTCGTCCTCGACACGTCCTTCGTCAGCGATCCCGGCAATTATGGCATCGCGTTTCTGCAAGACAGCGGCAACACGGTCACAATTAGCTCGATCACGGTCAGCGGCTCGAACACCGTCACGATCACGCTATCAGCCCCGCCGACAGGGGCAAATCAGCGGATCGAGTTTGCGCGAACGGGGATCTCCGGCGCGAACGGCGGCCCGACGACCGGCCCGCGCTGCTGCCTCCGAGACACCGTCGGCGCCCTGCGCTCGGACGGCACCCCTATGCACAAATACGCCTGCATCCAGACCGTCCTGCTTTCGTAAGGAGCGCCACGCCATGACCGCACTCACGCCCGTCCTAATCTCTCAGGGCGTCGCTTCGACCGACACCAGCATGCCGCTCCTGCCGGTCACCACCTTCGACCAAGGAATCGCCTCCCTCGCAGCGAACCCCGCCGCTTTGTCCGATGCCTTTTGGGCCGGCGCAACAGTCGGTAGCTTGCCGAAAGATCGCGTGACCGGCGTTATCGCCGGCCGGATCTACACCACCGATGCCACTGGCCTCCCGGTCATCAATGCGGCCGATACGGCCTTTCCGATGGTGCTGCCCAACGGCTCGACCATCAACTCGCCTTCGATCGATTTTAGCCAGACTGCAAAGGCTTCGGTTGTCGGGGTCGCGCCGTATCCGACGGGCGGAAGCTGGACCTTCATCATGGTTTTCGTGCCCAACAGCACGGCGGCGGCCGGCGTCCTGTTCAACCAGTCCGGCGCTCCGCTGGGTGGTGGCGTCGACATTCAGACCGACAGCCTCCGCTTGTGGACCACCTACGGCAACGCCGCGAACGGCCGCATTCAGGTGCCGCGCTCGCAACTCAGGGAGACGAGCGCGAATATTGTGGTTGCTTGCGGTGACACCGCGTCCCGCCAGACGGCGCTATACGTCAACAGCAAGACGCCCGTACTCGGTGCGCCCGCGACGGGAACTTGGACCACGGGCGTCACGCCGAGCAACATCTTCGGCAACGTCGGCTCCGGCGCCACGCCCTGTCCGATCCGCGCGGCGCGGATTGCTACGTGCGGCGTTTCGATCCACCATCAGGCAGCGTCACAGACAAAGTTGCTCGCTCTCATTCAGTCGGCATCGGACACATTTGGTATCGCGCTCAGCTAACGCAAAAGCGTGATCTATCCGCTTACGCCAGCGGAAGCTGTGTCAGCAACTCTAA